GTTTGTTTTTAGCCGCTATATCGCTCGTACTCATCCCAGCCTTCCCATATATCTCCTTAACATAAATCTCCCTCTTAAAATCATCCACAGAGACTTTTACAAGGGTTGTTAAATCTTTACTAAACCCAAAGTCTTGCCCATAGCAAGTTTTATTCAGTTCTACATAGTTCCCAGTCTTCCAATTGGTGTAGACTGCCCCATCTTGCTGATTAATCCATCCCCCTAATATCTGATGTTCATACTTCTCTGGGCGTTTAAGTTTCATCTCATAAATACTATGTAAGAAACTATCTGGGAGGTTGGCTTTATTATCCTTATAAGTTGTATGGATGTATGTCGTGTCTGAATGCACTCCATTCCATCCAGCCTCTATCCCTCTGGCTTCAAAGAATCTTTTGTATATCCAATGCTCTTTTGTTGTCGGATTAAGAATTAATACAACTCTGTTGGTGTTTCTGTTAGACCTCACTGATAAATCTATCTTATCAAATATCTCTTCATCTACAAGTTCTTCTGCCTCATCTACAACGAAGGTAGTCACCCCAGCAAGAGATTTAAGGGCGGCAGTTTGATTCCCACTTGATGTTCTTATCCCTTTAAACATAATAAGGGAATTGGTGTGCATATTAATGATTTCGTCTCGTGTGACCCTAAAGTCATCACTCGCCCCCATCAAGTCTATCTTATCCACAAACTCTGGGATAATAGATGTATGTGCAGAGGTCATCGTATAACGAGTGAAGAGGACTTTGTGTCCTTGTTCGTAGGTTAGGGAGTTGAGGAATAAGTTTACTGCAAATGACTTCCCACTACCTCGTCCCCCAGTAACCACATAATATCTCGTGTTACCTTGAAATAGTGGGATGTACTTGTCATTTACATTTATCTTAATACCACTCATTCTTCTTCGTGGTCTATGTCAATAGTATTATCAATCTGTTTAGGTTGTTCCCCAGCATTATTAATGAACTGGATAACTGGTGGTTTGTGTTGAGGTCTTGCCTCTGCTCTGTTCTCCCCACTCTTCCCATAGGAATAGTTCATAAGCATTTCAAGGTGCTTATAACTCCCATCTTTAGCTGCTTTAGCAACTTCATCCCATATAGCATCTTCACTCCCAAAGATATTCTTAATTGCCTTCTGTGAAAGTTGTTTAGCCCTATCTTTCTTTGCTTTTGTCATCTGTGGTTTTGATACTTGACCTTCGTTCTTGATAATCTTTACACGACCTTTACGCTTGTTATATTTGCGCCCATCGTTCTGTCTCTTGTTGTTATTCATACTATATAACTGAAAAGCAACGATTTTGTTTAATCGTTGCGTTTATCATAATGATGTAGGTATAGTTCATTAATCTTTTTGTACAGTCTATCATCCTTCTGACTATAAACTATCTCCCCAGTCACCTTCTTATTCCCTATCCTCATTTGTATCTTAACATCTGGGCATCTCTTACCCCTACCCCCATCATTAACAATAGGGTAGGCATAAATACCTTTATCCCAGCAATACTTTAGGGCTTTAATCACCCTCTCATCGTAATCCTCTACTTCTTTTCTTCTCAAAACAACCGCATTAATAAATCACCCAATGAAGGGTCTATCTTCTTTATAGTTCTGTAAATATATCTCTGTTGCTTCTTGGCTTCATTCCTCTCACCTATTGTGGAATCAATACCTAGATTAGCTTCTATTATTGCTCCAATCTCAAGGAGGGTGTCAACCTTTTTCTTGTCACCCCACTTATGTGATGTCGACTCGTATATGGAGTCGACATCTTTAAACCCTAATTTTAACTTATCAATTACACTCATATCATCTTTAGTATTGCGTTAACCCTCTCTTTAAATACATATTTCTTTTCTGTTGGTAGGTCACGATATTTAACTTCGTGTTCCTCCAGACCTATCTTGTCAAGGAGTTGTTGTTGTTGTTTAAGTTTGTCATTCTGCATCCTAATAACATCATTGAGTTTAGCAATCTGTTCTGCAAGTGCAGCCTTCTGACTCTCCACCATAGTGTTGTACTCCTCCAATGCCATCCCATCTATAAAGTCCATATAGGCACAAGCATCATTATACATATTACTATACACAGAATAGTTCTCTATCTCTTTAAACATCTTCCTTGCGTGTATTGCAGTGGCGTGATTCCTATTCACTGAAAATGCAACGTTAAATAATGTGTCTGGGATATACTCTGCTGCTATTCTAAAGTATACAGTTCTTGAGAAGACGTGCCTTGAATCTCTGCACTTATCCCTTATGTCTATACCAGCATAATCATTTATGTAGTCGATTAACTTTGTAATCATTACTTCATTCTTTGTTGCCTTTAAATTACTCATCCATTTGTTTATTTATATAATTATCAATTGCGTCTCTGATACCAGCACACGCCTCATATTCTTCTTCTTCTTCTAGTTCTTTTATAAAGTCTAGTAGGTCTTCTATACTGACCTCATTAACCAGTAGCTTAAAAGCGTAGACTGCATAGTACAGTCTGCGCTTCTCTTCAAACTCAAAGTCATCGTGTATTTGCATCTAGTGAAATATTAATCTAATTAAAGATGAAAATATTGTGAACCCTACAAAAATTAGGATTGACCACCCAACAACTTTATAGCTAAATTCTTTTTGTCTATCTCTATTACTCTGTTTCATTTCTCTTTTGCTAGGCACAATACTAATTTTGTGAGTTTTAAATCATTTTGGTTTCCATTTCCGTTTTATAATTCCACTTTTCGTAATTGGTTTCTAGCTTATAACCTATTGTTATAAACATCATTCCTGTAAATGGGCTACATAATAAAGTTAGTACTCCAACTGCTTCTTCACCTGTTATCTTCATTAAATCAGGAAAAATTAAGTGTATTAAAATAGGTAGTGGTGCTAAAGATATTGGAATCATCATCATATTTCCAAACCAAGTTTTAGCAAAGAAAAACCAAAATGGGTACAGTACTGTTAATAGTGTTTTTTTCATTTTATCAAAGTTTTTGCTTGTCAACCCGTACAGTGGGTAACAATATTTATAAAAAATAGCTTAATTAAGTTTTGTAATAATCGTTCTCATTTTTCTTTGGTGTTAAATTGCAAATACTACCTCCCATTTCAACCAACCGATGATGAGTTCTAAATCACCATTGAGTTTTCTTGAGTGAGTTAGTTTAATGTAGGGTAGTAAATAGATTTGTCCGTAAACTGTATGTAAGGTTTTGTTGTAGTACTCTTCTGCTCTTTTTTTATCTGTGCTTTCACAAAGTATATTGTCACAGCAACCTTCTATGTAAGCATCCATAATCACCTCATTCTCTTTCTCAAGCATATCTTTCTTATTAGTTCTAATATACTCAAGTAAAGCCCCTGCTACTCTTACATCTGAATCAAACATATTAGTTAAATCAGATTCGTATTGAATCAACTCTTGCATTGGTTTTTTCATTTCTCTTTAGTTTGAATTATCCCAAAAATGTTCACACTTTCCATTTTTTATCGGACTATCCGTAAAAAAAGATTGTCTGTACTCACTTGCTTTTGCCGTATATCGGTAACACGAATTCTTTTTATGGCAATCAACACCCTTACACATTGTTATATCTGGCATATCTTTATTTATTTTAAATTGTTAAGTTCATTGCACTTGTCTATAATTAACTGCCCAATGTACTTGCGACATATTTCTGCAGTTTCTTTTTGGTTTTGTTTTCTAGCATCCTCACCAGCAGCAGCATAAGCAGCCTCAGCAGCAGCAGCAGCAGCAGCGGCATAAGCAGCATCAGCAACAGCAGCAGCAGCAGCGGCATAAGCAGCATCAGCAACAGCAACGGCATAAGCCGCATTATTTAATTCTTCAATTGTCGCTCTGCCTTCTCCAAAAGCAATAGCCATATCAACTGCCTTTATACTCCTTTCATCTTTCATTAAATGCCTAACAGTGTTGGCGCAGTGTCCTTTAGCTAGTGTTAATGGTTGGAGTTCTATGTCTATTTTTTTAGCCAACCATAATAGCCAATCTCCCCTATCGCAGTCTTTTACAATTTCTTCGATTGTTCTGTCTCCAGCCCATTCTATTGCTTCATCACAAGCGTCTAGTTTAATCAGTAGTTCTTTCATTTCTCTTTGGTGTTAAAGGCACACAACATTGTATGTAGTTAATGCGCCAAGTTATGTTAGTGCTTAATTAAATCATTTGTGGTAGGCGCACTAACCATATACCTATCGTTATGTGTAATGCTACTGAACAAGTTTATATGTTAAGTGTTTAATCGGTTCGCCTTTGGTATGAACTTGTACTCCAATTTCAGTAGGTGTTCCATTATTGTCAGCCATCCCACTAAGTCTAACTATTTCACTTACCTCAATAACTTCGTGTTGTTCTTTTTCTACTACTATGTAAGGAAAGTTTATACTGCCATCCTTAAAGTCTTGTACTTCTTTTTCTGTAAAATATTTCATTCTAATTTAGTTTTATCTGTTAATAATCCGCACTAACCATATACCTATCGTTAGCTGCAATTAATTTAAAACCCATTCAAGCATACCTATTTCAGCTTGGCATAAGTTTATTTCTGTTTGATTGGTTACCCACTCATAATTTTCTTGTTGTCTAAGTCGGTAAATCTCATCTTGCAACTCTCTTATCCTTTTTTTTATTTCTTCTCTTGGTTTCATAATCTTTTACTGTGCAGTACTCGGTTTATGTTTTATTAATTGTGCATTATGTGGCACTTTTGTTTCAATAATTGTACATTATTATTATACTCTTATGTTCTAATTGCTTTTATAAGACCACACTATTAAAATACATTCAGCCTTAATAGCAAATAGCATCGCATAAACATTTCCTTTGCCTTGCTTCTATACCTCTCTTTGAATAGAGTGTAAACTGCTCTACGCATAGCAAACTCATTCTTGTCAGACAAGTTCTTCTCACACCAAGCCTTACCGACTCCCTTGATATAATTGACATTGTCTGCCGTATCCCCAATCACCATTTGACTATAAAAATTAAAAAGGGATGCTGCTTTGTTTACAATAATCAACTCCCCTTTCTTGTAGTTCCATATAAGTCCTTCACACTGGTTGTAATCCTTGTCAATGGACATAATGATTGACCCATCCTTACCGTAGTACTCGTGATACTTAACCACCAAGTCATCAGTCTCTATACCTCTTCTGCTTTGTACATTAAGATTATCCTTAACATACTGGATTAGTTCATCAAAGAACTTTGGTTTTTCAGACACCCTATTAGCTTTGTAAGATAAGTCAACCTTCTTACGATAGTTCTCCTTACAGAACCCAACTGGTATCACCCCTTTGATGTTAAATCTATTACTAACCTCATATATGGCATTGTTATAACGATTAAAGAATCGCTCTCCAGCCTCTTCTAATTCTTCAGCCCCATAACACGCCTCATAGATTAGTGAATCAATGTCGAATATTGCTATCATAGTTTATTGTATTTAGACAAAGGTGCTTTGCCCTCTACCTCAAGTTCCTTCTGTAAGTTCGCTAAGGCTCTCCAAGCCACTTTTGCGGAGTGTTTAACCCCATCAGTATCTGTTGACCCAGCTTCAAGTAGATGTCTCGTTAGAGCGTCTAATTCGTCTCCACTCTTGCTTCTATCCCAATGCAGTGGTTTATCACTATGGTGTTGGTTATTCCCAGCGTGGGAACATTTAGCCACCTCTCTAATAGCATCTGGGAAATACATAAGAACACCGTGATACACTGGGGTGTTTTTACGCTCTTGTGCTGAAGACGAAGATGTGATGTTTAAAGACATCGCATCTTCTTGCATCTCTGCTAGTTTTTTTCTTGTGTCCATTTCTGACTTCTTAACTTTAATATCTCTTTGTTCTTCTTGTCAATGATGTGTTCATTTATAAACTTTAAATCATCTAAATGATATTCAAGATTATTAATCCGTAGAATCATTTGCTGGAGGAGGTAAGCCAAACGATTTAATCGCTCGTTTGGCTTGTCACTCTTCTTCATCCACTCCTTCACAATTCCAATTGCCTCCATTTGGTCAGCGTAAGATTTTGTTGCATCGATTAAATTCATAGGTTCTCTTTTATTTTTTCTACGATAGCATCAATAACAGAATCCTTGAGGCAATCATATAAATCAATGTCTGGTAAAAACCCAACAAATTCTATCTCTACTGTATCTGGGGATGGGGGTGTATAGTAGTAATCCTTGTCAATGGACCACCCTTTTTCAACATAAGCCTTGTAATCAAACTCAACGCCGTAGTAGTCATAACTTCCTTCAACTCGCATAATTATTCGTTTATATAAAGTTTATAAATGTAGATATTTCGTCAAAATTCACCTTTTTTAAAAAGGACTTTGGATACACCAACTCATAAAATGGGTCTACGTTTCTTAAATCCTCAAAATGTTCCCTTAACGCTTGACCATCCCATCCAAGATGGCTATCTTCATCAGAGTAACCTAATTCGTACCACCCATCAATATGAATATCATCAAATCCAGAAAACCACATATCAAGTGTTTCGGCATTACTAAAATTAAGTTTTTTGCAATTCATAATCATTCGTTTTTAAGATTAGATATGTAAATCTATAAAATAAAAACAACATAACAAACAAAAAAGTTAATTATTTAAAATAATTCTGTAATGGGGAGCAAAATTCCCTTTGAGGAATTATTGTCCCCCCCTAAAATATCCCTATCCGTACCAATATGTTTTCTGCATCTTTCCTTTAGGTCTTTAGTCTTGATGATGTGAAATGTATCTCCAAATGCCCAGCAATAATATTTAGCTTCAGTTCTTGCTATTCCACTCGCTTTACCACGACTCTCATATTCAACGAATATGTTTCCCGTATCAAGGGATAGTCTATCGTGCTTTACCTCTATCTTTTCGTTCGCAAATATATTAGCAAGTTCCTCTTCCTTTATATTCCCTACTTTTAAGTCATATCTGAAATCAGAACAATATTCCATAACTAATCCTCTTTATTAATTAACTCTTCTGCATCCATAAAATACTTGTGCAGCTTATTTACATTCTTTAGAAATCCACTATGAGAGCAAGTGAGGCATCCAGTTGGAATCATTTCATTCTTGCCAAACACATAATTAAATATGTCAATTAGTTTCTGCTGATTCCTTGCATCAATTCTGTCTCTTCTACGAGAGAAAAATGATTTAAGGTAATGATAATCCTCCTCCTCAAGACACTTAACTGCTTGTCCTCTAAATGGTAGTTTCTCATTAAGTAGTTCCTTGCGTTTATCACACCCACAGTCTTCATCATTAAAGAACGCCTTAACCGCATCTTTAATCCCAGTTGCCTCTGTTATCTTCTCGACAACATCACCAACACCTTTAACTTGTTTGTCTAATTGCTCTTGCTTAAAAGCAGCCCATTGCTTGTACTCTTTTGTGCGCTTATCGATACTCTCGTAATACGCTTCATCTTTAAAATTTGTCATAAGAATCTTAATTGTTTACTAATTATTTTATTATTCTTCTCCCTATTTTCATTTTTCCATAATGGTTGAAGATTTGTGTAATGATTAAGTTCTATTGTTTGTTCTTCATTTTTTGCACTAGCCATAGGTCTTATGTGGTCTATCTCCCATTTACCGTAATTACCCCAATTCATCCCATCTTTAAATTGGCTTTGAATATACCCCCTAACAAACTTATATTCTGCTCCAAGAATAAGATATGGTTGGCTATTCTTCGCATATCCCCTAGATGTTATTGCTCTAGAAATAGTTGATTTGATGGTTTTCTTAAAATCGTATAATGGGTCATTTGCTCTTCTATTCCTTTCATACTCTCTATTGTATTTTGTCTTGGCTTTTTTAACCTCTGGTCTTGCATTATACTCTTTATTGTGTCCCCTAATTTTTTCTACATTATCCCAGTAGTATTTTTTCTTATACTCAAGTTTCTCTTCTTTATGCCTTTCATAATTAGTTCTTCTATATTCCTTCTCCTTTGGGTTATTTTTTTTGTATTCATAAAAACACACCTTGCATCTA